CTGCCCGTTGACGGACTTCAGGGGAAAAACGAGTATTTTTAGTCATCCTGTTTACCTCTTTCTCAGGAAGTTTAGTCTCCAGGATTCCCGGGGCGGTTCAAATTGTAACCCACAGATTTGCAGAGTGGGCTGTGGGTGATTTCAACCGGCAGAAGGAGACAGTCCTTTGCAACAAGTTAACCGCTGGTTCAAAGATCACTACGGAGTGCCCGTCAGAGTCATTCGTTGGGAACCGGAAACACAACGGGTTATCTACCTCCGCGAAGGCTATGAGCATGAGTGCTTCAGCCCGCTCGAACAGTTTCGTCGTAAATTCAGGGAAATAGAGGTCGGTCATGAGCACTAAATTAACCGGCTATGTATGGGATGGTTGCGCTGCGTCAGGCATGAAGTTATCCAGCGTGGCAATTATGGCCCGCCTGGCTGATTTCAGTAATGACGAAGGTGTGTGCTGGCCATCAATTGAAACCATTGCCCGCCAGATTGGCGCGGGGATGAGTACCGTCAGAACGGCTATCGCACGGCTGGAAGCAGAAGGCTGGTTAACGCGTAAGGCGCGTCGCCAGGGTAACCGCAATGCGTCGAATGTTTATCAGCTTAACGTTGCGAAGCTTCAGGCAGCGGCATTTTCTCAACTGTCAGATTCTGACCCGTCAAAATCTGACGCATCAAAATCTGACCCGTCAAAATTTGATGCGTCGAAATCTGGCAAAAAAGCGGGTTTTCACCCGTCAGAATCTGGCGGGGATCCGTCAGTAAAATCAAAACATGATCCGTCAGATAAAAAACCTTCTCGTCCGGACGCTTCGCAACCGGACACGCAGACGGATGAACAGGATTTTTTAACTCGCCATCCTGATGCGGTTGTATTCAGCCCTAAAAAGCGCCAGTGGGGAACGCAGGATGATTTGACCTGCGCACAGTGGCTCTGGAAAAAAATCATCGCCCTGTACGAGCAGGCCGCCGAATGTGACGGCGAGGTGGTTCGTCCCAAAGAACCGAACTGGACAGCCTGGGCAAACGAAATTCGCCTGATGTGTGTGCAGGATGGTCGTACTCACAAACAAATCTGCGAGATGTACAGCCGCGTCAGCCGCGATCCGTTCTGGTGCCGTAACGTGCTCAGCCCGTCGAAGTTGCGGGAAAAATGGGATGAGCTTTCCCTGCGCTTATCGCCGTCCGTCAGCACGCACACAGAAAAACGCGAAGACCCGTACTTCAAAGCCAGTTACGACAATGTGGACTACAGCCAGATCCCGGAAGGATTCAGGGGGTGATCATGAGTCTTTTGAATGAAGTTCAGAAATTCATTGAAGCCCATCCGGGCTGTACTTCCGGAGACATTGCGGATGCTTTTGCAGGTTACTCACGGCAGCGCGTACTGCAGTCAGCAAGCAGGTTACGTCAGAGTGGGCGTGTGGCTCACCGTTGTGAAGGGGATACACGCAGACATTTCCCGCGTCTGACTGAGAGAGCGCAGGAGCCGGAACCACAACCAGTTCGTGAAACCAGACCTGTGCGCAATTTCTATGTCGTCACTAACGATCCCCGGGTGATTTTGTGCCTGACCCGCCAGGCTGAAGAACTGGAGTCAAGAGGCTTATACCGTCGTGCTGCAACCGTGTGGATGGCGGCATTCCGTGAAAGCCACTCCCAGCCAGAACGAAACAATTTTCTGGCACGTCGTGAGCGGTGCTTACGGAAAAGCAGCAAGCGCGCTGCATCGGGTGAAGAGTGGTATCTGTCAGGGAATTACGTGGGGGCTTAATGAGTAATAAATATTGCCGGGCGCTGGTGGAACTGCGGAACAAACCAGCCCATGAACTGAAGGACGTGGGCGATCAGTGGCGCACGCCGGATAATATTTTCTGGGGAATTAACACCCTGTTTGGTCCGTTTGTTCTGGATCTGTTCACTGACGGTGATAACGCCAAATGTGCCGCGTATTACACGGCGGAAGACAACGCGCTGGCGCATGACTGGTCAGAACGTCTTGCGGAGCTTAAAGGTGCTGCCTTTGGCAATCCCCCGTACAGCCGCGCCAGTCAGCATGAGGGGCAATACATCACCGGCATGCGTTACATCATGAAGCATGCCAGTGCCATGCGTGATAAAGGCGGGCGCTATGTTTTCCTGATCAAAGCTGCCACCAGCGAAGTGTGGTGGCCGGAAGATGCAGATCATATTGCTTTTATTCGCGGGCGTATTGGTTTTGAACTGCCTGCCTGGTTTATCCCGAAAGACGAAAAGCAGGTGCCAACAGGTGCTTTCTTCGCTGGTGCTATTGCTGTTTTCGACAAGACCTGGAAGGGACCGGCAATCAGCTACATCGGGCGCGATGAACTTGAGGCATGTGGTGAGGCATTTCTGGCGCAGGTTCGCCAGCAGGCGGAAAAACTGGTCAGGGAGATGGTGGCATGAAGCTAATACTGCCTTTTCCGCCCAGCGTGAACACGTACTGGCGACACCCCAACAAAGGGGCATTTGCTGGTAAGAGCCTGATAAGCGAGGCGGGGCGAAAATTTCAGAGCGCGGCGTGTGCCGCCATCATTGAGCAGTTACGTCGTCTGCCGAAACCAACGTCGGCACCTGCTTCAGTGGAGATCGTGTTGTTTCCTCCGGATAACAGGATCCGCGATCTGGACAACTATAACAAGGCGCTGTTTGACGCCCTGACCCACGCGGGTGTGTGGGAAGACGACAGCCAGGTGAAAAGAATGCTGGTGGAGTGGGGACCGGTTATCCCGGAAGGGAAGGTCGAGATCACTATCAGTAAGTACGAGAAAACGGCGGGTGCAGCCGCCTGATCAAGAGGAGAAACGAAGTATGAATAATCTGATGGTCATTGATGGTATTGAAGTTCGTCGTGATGCTTATGGGCGTTACAGCCTGAACGATCTGCATAGGGCTGCTGGTTCTCTGGATAAGCATAAGCCTGCATTCTGGCTCCGCAATGAGCAAACTGAGCGTTTAATAAGCGAGTTGCAGATTTGCAACTCGGTCAATATAGAGCCAGTTAACGTTATTCGTGGCGGAAATAACCAGGGGACGTATGTCTGCAAAGAACTGGTGTATGCCTATGCAATGTGGATCAGCCCGTCATTCCATCTGAAGGTGATCCGTACTTTCGACATGGTAACCAGCGCACCGGAAAAATTATCCGGACAGGCTGCTGACAAGATGCAGGCTGGCGTGATCCTGCTGGACTTTATGCGCCGGGAATTAAATCTGTCTAACTCATCAGTGCTTGGAGCCTGTCAGAAGCTTCAGGAGGCTGTTGGCTTACCGAATCTGGCACCGCGCTATGCCATTGATGCTCCTGCTGACGCGCCTGATGGCTCAAGTCGCCCCACGCTGTCGCTGAGTGCACTGCTGAAGCAGTATGGTATCCGCCTGACGGCTAATCAGGCATATCACCAGATGGTGAAGCTGGGGATCGTTGAACAACGCGAACGATACAGCCGTACCGCGATTAACAACATCAAAAAATTCTGGTCGCTGACCGCGAAAGGCTGCATGTTCGGCAAGAACATCACCAGTCCTGCAAATCCGCGCGAGACGCAGCCGCATTTCTTCGAATCCCGATTTCCTGAGCTGTTAAAGCTGCTCGATACCGTTCATTGAGGTGACTGTGAGAGCACTACTGACCCCTGAAATTGCCCCGCGTATGGGGATCGTATTGTTCAGACCCGGTTCAGAGCTGATGCCCCTGTTTATGCAGGGGCGTGTCCTGCTGGAGCCTGAGCCGGAACGTTATTCATCTTTTGCCAGTGGTGCCGTTCCGGCAGCATCACAACCGCTGGCGGATGATCCTGCCGTTCGGGCCGTGTTCCGCAATGAGGCAGTGATCCGTCGTGCTGGTGGCGTGGAATGTCTTGAAAGCTGGTTACTTCGTGAAAAAGGTTGCCAGTGGCCTCATTCCGACTGGCACAGCGAGAACATGACCACAATGCGACACGCGCCGGGCGCAATCCGTCTGTGCTGGCACTGCGATAACCAGCTGCGCGATCAGTTCACGGAACGGCTGGAATCAATGGCAACGGATAACTGTGCCCGCTGGGTGTTGTCTGTTGTGCGTCGGGATCTCGGTTTTGATGACAGTCACGTTGTGACAATGCCGGAACTGTGCTGGTGGCTGGTTCGTAATGATCTGGCGGATGCCTTACCGGAAAGTGCAGCCCGTAAGGCACTGAGATTACCGAAGCCTGTTGTGCCGTCTGTCACCCGGGAGAGTGACCTTGTGCCTTCGGTTCCGGCCACCAGCATCATCCAGAATAAAGCGAAAAAGGTGCTGGCGCTGAAAGTGGATCCGGAGTCGCCGGAGTCTTTTATGTTACGCCCAAAACGTCGCCGCTGGGTTAACGAAAAGTACACGCGCTGGGTTAAGACGCAGCCGTGTGCATGTTGTGGAAAGCCTGCTGATGATCCCCACCACCTGATAGGCCACGGTCAGGGGGGAATGGGTACAAAAGCGCATGACCTCTTCGTGCTGCCTTTGTGCAGAAAGCATCACGACGAGCTGCATGCGGATACCGTGGCATTTGAAGAGAAGTATGGCTCCCAGCTGGAGCTGATATTTCGTTTTATCGATCGTGCGCTGGCAATAGGCGTGCTGGCCTGATTTTGTGGAGAAAGTTGATGCGTGATATTCAAATGGTTCTTGAACGTTGGGGGGCATGGGTGGCAAATAATCACGAGGATGTGGAATGGTCATCTGTTGCTGCAGGTTTTAAGGGATTAATTCCTTCGAAAGTAAAATCCCGCCCGCAATGTAGCGATGACGATGGCCTGATCATTAGCTCTGCGATGACAGTTCTTAAGAAAAAGGAACCGTATCAATACGAATTACTGGAAATGTATTATGTGTATGGGGTTACATTACGGGTATTGGGGGTAAAACTGGGGATATCACTTAATCAGGTTGTTATCAGACTGCAGAAAGCTGAAGGGTTTATTGACGGTTGTCTGGCAATGTTGGGGGTATCTTTAGAAATTGATTGTTACATATAGTAATAAATTCAATCAAAGTAAATAATCATATTTTATTATAACCTCCTGATGATACCTGTTCATTGGGAGGTTATTATGGATAAAAATGTAGAGCATGTATTAGTTGATGCAATTGAAAATAAGCAATCTTTAACAGTCGTTTACTTAGGAGGGAGCCAGCCCGGAACATTAAGGAATATTTCTCCGATTAGTATAAATGGGGATAAATTGCGGGCAAGATGCCATAGTTCTGGAGCAGTAAAGGTTTTCAATCTTGGGAAAATACAGTTACCCAGTGACTCCTGCGCGGTATCTATGCACTATGGAGATTTAAAAGTTAAAGCTTATGAGACGATGCAGAGCGTAAATGACAACTTTCATGCCCTTTATCCTGAAGGACGATGGGGTGTTGATTTTAATGAGCATCGCTTTGCTTTATTTGATTTTTTTAAAAACGGGAAACGAAAAAAAACGGCATTTATGGCAATTGAGTTCAGGGAAAGAGATGAAGAGAAAATAATAACAGGTGTAACAATTGATATTGGTATATCTGGAACAGTGATTTCTGAGAAGTCCCGAATCCCAAAAAGACGACCATGGGTAGTGGTTGGTCCCGAACACGGAGAATACAGTACTTATTCAACTTTGGACAAGGCTGCTACAGCGTTTTTTGAGAGGCTTTCGTTGATAGCATCCGGCCTGGAAGATAATTGATTTTATGTTTGGTATTCAGAGTTCGCCGTGCTTAAGAAAGTCAAGATTCTAAAAATACTGAATGAGCTACTTGTGTTATAACAAAAATGCTATTAGTGTGTTAAGAGTGGTTACTTCGCCACACAACTTAAACCCGCCACTGAGCGGGTTTTTTGTACCTGTAAACTTGGTGCAGTACAGTAAACACGCTGGTGGTCGTGAATACTGACTTTTTATCTTGCTGGCTTTTTAGACAAGAGTTATTGGTATGTCATGTTAACCAGAAGGGAAAAAGACATGCTAAAACAGCAAGATATGACCGAAACCGCCAGAGTGGTGTTTAATGAATTGAGCGTCACCGAACCGGCGACAGTCGGGGAGATTGCGCAGAATACTTACCTTTCACGCGAACGCTGCCAGTTAATACTGACCCAGCTGGTTATGGCGGGTCTGGCAGACTATCAGTTCGGTTGTTACAGACGCCTTCCGCAGTGAAGGCTTTTTTATTTGTGGTAAATGGGCGGCTGGTGGG